GCTGCGTTTCGAATACAAAAAAACCAGCAATAAGCTGGCTAAAATTAACTAATAACTTTTAATCTTTTTTTTCCGACACAGTCTATGCATCCTTTAGGAAACAAGACATTGTAGCTATCGTGTTTATATCTTTCTACAACTAGAACTATTTCTTTTCCAAAAAGACAAAGCCTTCCTAAGAATTCAGTATTTTCTTTCTTCACCATGAATAACCTTTATTACAGGAAATCGCAAAGAGTATTCTCCATCTTGATTTTTAGACTCTTCAAAGTATTGAACTGTAATTGTTTTACCAAGAATCTCATTAGGATTATTGAAAAGATATTTACGTTGGTCTATAGTAAATCCGCTACCTACTCTTACAGTGTTACCTTTGTGTTCTACTGCAACACCGCTTAACATCTCTTCTTCTACTTCAACACCTTCTTTAATATATCTAAGAGGACCGAAGAAAACATCTTTTACTTCATATTCAGAATCATGAAATGTTTTTACCTTTAAGATATCGTTAGATCTCTTTCCTTGATAAGGAACGTTTTTTCTAATCATCAACCCTTCCCAGCCTTTTTTGGTTGCTGTTTGCGTAAGTTTATCTAACTCTTCAAAAGAAGTAACAGGTATCTGTTCTAAAAAGTCAATATTGTTTAATGCTTTTCCTAACAAAAGGTTTTGTAATGCAAAAACTCTTTGGGAAAAAGTTCCAGACTCGCCATAGCCTTTTGAAAACATTCTATACGGGATAAAGTCAAATATCTGAAATAGTCCGTTTTGAATTGTATGATCTTTTCTGCCAATTTCTTTCATAATGTTTTGAAAGTCTTCGTTTCCTTTTTCATCAACAATACACATTTCTCCGTCATATACAATGTTTTTGACGCCTAAGTCTTCTAGTTCTTTTTCTACCAAGGATAACGTATGAAATTGTTTTCCTGATCTTGCATATGATCTTGCTTTTCCTTTTTCGTCCACAATAATAAGGCAGCGAACACCATCAAGTTTTCTTGATACATACCAGACATCTTTCTCAAAGCTTATTTTTTTCTTTGTTTTTTCGTCATACTTGTTTGCTAATGCGACGTTAAAAGTAGGAATTAGACCAGGCAAAGCTTTATTAATAAGTTTGACAGAAGCTCTTACCTTAAGATTTCTTTCTAGAACGAGAAAAAGTAAATCTTTTAACTCAGGGTTATTCAGAATAAATCCGTTAACTTCTTTTATTGCTTTATGTCCTGTTATTAGTCTTTGATTTAAAGATTCAAGCAGATTAAACATACAAACAAATTTAGTATCTTTATTAACTAATTCTTTCTTTTTATCTAGGACTTTTGGTGTAATGTAATATTGAAGAAAACTATTGTATGTATAGTACAATACTCTTCTTACGCTTTTAGGTGCAACTGTAATGAGTGTTATTTTGTCATTCGACGATGTAGTTTTGTTCATTTCTTGAATAAAGGTATTGATTTCATTAATCATTTAAAAGTCCTACTAATTTAATTACAAAAGAATAGAATGCTAAAAAAAATAAAAGCTCGATTAATACAAACAGAAAAACTGTAATGTTGAATGCGAGCTTTTTATCTTCATATAAATCTTTATTGTGCTGCATATGATCATAATACATAATGCTGTTTAGCAGCAAAATAATAAAAATTCCTACATTTACCATGCTACTCTATATAATAGAGATCAGCATCAGCTGAAATTGCTAATGCCTCTAGGAAGAGTTTAGACTTATAAGGAATTCTTTTATTAGCTTTCTGGCAATTATCATAAACTACTTCAACTCTTCTTAACGCATCTTGTGGTGATGAAGACTTAAGTGCATATTCAACAATACTAGTTTCATAAGTTCCAAGACCGTTCTTGTCAATAGTTACTTTGTATCGGTTGCTTTTTTTCATTTTTTTTCCTTGTTAATTTGTATAAAGCCGTGCTGCGGTTTTTGCTCTATCTTGAGATTTATATTTACCTACAAATGTCCAACCACTGGACCATCTGTTTTCAGCTTTATGGTATAGTTTAAAAACATTGTTATCTTTAACGATTTTAAATGTTTCTGCATTGATATTATATAACATAGATTCCTTATTTATAATTTTATTTGATGTTTATTACGATATCTGATTGGTCTGCTGTAAACATTAGATTACAACCTGTTGCTAAAACCCAGCACCTTTTAAGACCTCTAGAAATAGAAGGCTTAGGAGCTCCTCCATCTGTCAAAACAATATATCCATCAAACTTCTTTTTATTTTTAATAGCGTGTTTTGTAACAGCTTCAAAGCTTGTTCCACCTGTAAGATTTCTTTTCATATCGGGTCTAGTGTTTTTCTTCCAAAGAAAAGATGATTTTTCGTCTACAGTATGGTCAAACTTGTAAACATAAAAGTCTGTTCTATTTGAAAGATTATCAAGTTCAGAATAAAATTTTGCTAGCTCTTGATTTGAAACAGATCCACTTTCATCAATGTAAACTGCAATCATTGGCTTGTAGATTTTCTTGAATCCTGAATGAATTCCTGGGTACTTCCTGTTAAGTTTTCTAATAGAAGATCGTCTTTCATCTCTTTTAGTAAAGCCACAGAATCTTTTTAACAATGATTCCCATTTAATCTCATTAGAAAGCATCTTCATTATTTCTTGACGAGTCTCATGAGATACAGATCCCCAGCTTCTGTTATTTGCTTCTTCAGCAGCTTCCTTGATAATTTCTTTAATTTTACCTTGCATCATTTCTTTTTGATCATCAGATAACTCATCCCAGCCTTCATGATCATCAAAGCCAATAGAAACAGACACACCTTGTCCTTCAAGATATTCTTTAACATCACTATCACTCATTAACTTTTCAAAATAATATTCAGAAGTTTTATTTGGAGGAAACGAAGCAATCATATTGGAAAGCTTTTCAAACGTCTCTAATTCCTTATCTGACATTTGCTTTTTTTGTTCAGCTGTAATGTTTAAAGCAACGCCAGGAATTAATCCTCCTTTAGGAAGTTCGTTCCTTGGTATAGTTGAATTAATAGCTAAGTCTGTTCCGTAGTTCCAAATAATATGAGGCTCTCTTCTTCTTTCAGTTGTATGCCCAAAAACAAGGTGTAAACACTCATGTTTCAATAAACCTCTAACGTGAAGCTTAGGTAGTCCTGCAAGAAACTCTCTATTCCACCATAAAGTTATCTCACCATCTTGTGCAGCAACACCTGCAGTTGGAATTGAAGTGTCTTCGATTTTATTAAGTGACCTAAGAATTCTACTGTAAAATGGTTCGTTCCAAAGAAAATCAACTAAGTGACTAGTTAACTCAAAGCTTTCAATTTCTTCTTTAGAAACATTGTTTTTCTTTAAAATATTATTGTTGCCTGTTTTATTTTTTGCCATTAACATAATCCTTAATGTTGATTTGTTGCCTTATGGTTTATTATATAATATTGTTAGACTTAATTACACTGGCGTGAATTTCTAGAGATTCCTTATTTGCCAAGTATGTCTCTATTATTATTAACAATCTCGACTACATACTGTCCAATTTCTTTATGAAAGTTTTGTATAGTCTTAATGTTTTTGCCTTTAGTAATGCAAGACCAGAAGTGAATCATCATTTCTTCAGAGATCATTTTACCAAGTTTAGCAGCATTCTTTGCTTGAGAAACTGTCCAGTCATTAGTGATACTGTGTTCGCCTAACCTTTCAATCAAGGAGTTAATGCGATCATTAGACATAGCTTCAATTTTATCTTTACACTTTGTAAAAGATTTAAGGAGTTCTTCAGGTGTAACTACAATCTCATATTTTTTTACAAAGTCAGAGAATTCAATTGCTGCTTCTCCGCCGATAAAACCAATTGCAGTATTATAAATATCAAAGCTGTCTCTGTCTTCTAGAAGATTAGTATTAGTAAACTTTAAAACCTCATCAAACCTTGCCCAAGAAGCAGGTGTCGGAAAAACCTGGCCTGGTTTTACTTTGTTAAGGTTGACAAATAGATGAGATTTTCTAGTCTTAAGAAATTCTAAAATCATAGGATCAACGTTTTTAGACTTAGCCCAAGACATCCAATCTTTTGTTGAAGGTTCGATATCAACAGTCCAAAATCGTCTTAATAGTGCTGGGTCCATTTCATTAACATCATATTCATTACCATGATTAACGGCTGCAATGATTCTGGTTTCTGGATGTATGTTATAAGCATTGCCTTCTTCATCATTACCAAGGCAACGATCCAATACAATTTGGAAAAATGATTGTTGTACAGCAGGTAAACCTCGATTCAATTCATCAAGAAATAAAACAACTGGCTCGTTGCAAGCTCTAACAAACCAAGAAGGCATACAGAAAGTCATAACACCTTTTGATTTCATACCTTCAATATCAGGATAACCTTGAACATCGCCTTCAGACATAATAGAGGCACGTACGTCAATAAGTGGTAAAGATACGCTTTTTGCAATTTGATTTGTAATTGCTGATTTACCAATACCAGTAGAACCTCGCATAAGGATTGCGATATGTGGAGGAAGATTAGGAGCGATTTTAATGAAATTGTTAATGTTCAATTTAAATTCCTTTGAATTAATTGTTATTGATTATACTTTATTATAATTTGTTGTTGATCTTAATTACACTTAAGAGTTTATAATTTGTATTGAACAACTAAGATTAACACACTGAGTAGTGTACATATAGCTGTTTTTAAAGTAAAAGGTGTTTCTCCCATACAAACATACGTAAGAACAGGATAAACTAAATAAGAGAGACCAAAGAATATAAAACGAGCAGACCAAACAGAGCCATTTGAGTTGTTAACAAAATAAGTCCAAGCATATAGATAAAGATATGCAATAGGAAGACTGAATAGTATGACAATATAGTTTTGCTTTGTTTTATAATATGCATCGATAAATTGCAAGTTCTGTTGCAAAAAAGTTAAAATTGCAGCAAAAACATATGATACTAAAGCGTATATCATATATTATTTAGTTCCTACTCTAGCTACCTCGTTAAAACCTTCTTTCTTAAGGTCTAAGAAGAATGTCCAACCAGCACCACCAAAACGATTCTTAATAGTTTCAAGAACTCTTAAACCTTTAAAGTCCTCATCTTTCTTTTCAATAGATAAGTGTAACATAGCATCTACCATATGCTTGAGCTTTTGACTACCTGCCATATTTCCACTCTTGTTAACTTGTCCAATACAGATAACATTAATATAATGCTCTTTAGCATAATCAGTTAACATTTGTAAGGCTCTTACTGCAGACTGCCCATTTGTGTGATCTTCACCATATTTTCCGTCATTAAGGGTTTGCAATGAGTCTACAATAAGAAAGAAAGGTTTATTACCAGTTTTCTTTCTTAACATGTCACATTGTTTAAGAAGTCTTGGAACGTATGATTCTTGTCCTGCGATAAATCCACTGCTAAGCTCGAGTCTTTCACATGTAAGCTTTACTTGATATAAACTTTCTTCAGCGGTATTAAACAAGCAAGTGTAACCTTGAGAAGTTAAAGCATTTGCTAGAGTTAACATAAGAGTAGTTTTACCAGCACCAGGCTCTCCAGTAAACAAAGAAATTGTAGAAGGAGTAAAACCTTCTCCACCAAAGGCTGCATCAATGTAGTCAACGCCACACGGGTTTCTTTCTCTTAGCTTTGAAGGAACGTTGATATCAAGGATGTTAGTGCCAAAAACAATGCCGTCATTTTTAACGTTGAGTTTCATTATTTAATTTCCTTTATCAGGTGATTTGTTATTGATTATACTTTATTATAATTTATTGTTGATCTTAATTACACTTAAGAGTTTAAATCTGGCGAATATACCTACCATCAAATTGTGTCACTGCACCTTTAACTAGGACAAAAAAACAATTTTTTTCAACTCTTCTAGAGAAATATTCAAAATCAGAGACAACCAAGCCTACAACTTTTTCGTTTCCAAAGTTAACCTCAACTAGTTGATTAGGTTTGAAAGAGTATCTAATAATTGATTTTCTTTGAGAGAATTCTGTGTCTCTAACAATTTTTTGCTTTGAAACTTGACGTGACTGCTTTGAAGCTTGCCTAGCTGCCTTAAGACCACTAGGGTCTGAGTTTGCCATCTTATTTTTTAGCTCTCTTAGTTGCTTTCTTGATAATGCCATTGCAACCTCCTTTATATAAATATAATATAAACTTTATACAATAATTACACGCGCTTAGTATAAATTATATTTGCATTTATCTCTGAGCCATACAAACAATTAAGACCATTTCTTACATGAGACATGATGCAATCAGACATATAATCATCTAAATTTTCTTTTCCGTAAGAAAAGTTTAAATGTTCAGCAAGCTCTTTGCCGTAGTTCCAAGCTAAAATTTCTTCATTCATTAAATGAACGAAGCCTTTTTTTGATCTAACACTCCAGGGCATGTTTTTGTTAAAACATATTACGCCTTTGTGCTTAATTCGAGTATCAATAATCATGTGTCCAGCTTCATGCAAAAGAGTAAAAAGTCTTTCACGATATTTAAGGTTTTGATTAATACGAATTAGTTTTAATTGAGGATACCATGCATCTTCTGCATAAGGTTTTTGAATTACATCAACAAAGTAGTTGTCTTTAATGTATTTAGTTAAAATATAAAATTGGTTCTTGTATGTTTGAGGGTTCATATTGTGTCCTTTTATATTATTATAAATTATGATTAAACAAATTTGCACTTATGTGTTAATTAAATGTTTTTATATTTCTTAAGTATTTTCCGTATTTTAAGCACGTGCTTTTTAACGTCTTTAACATATCGAGACTGAAAATTGTTTTCTTCAGAGCATTTATTTGAGTTGTTATAATAACATATAGCTTTATTTAAAGGTTTGAACTTTTTTACATAATATTTAAAAGCTTTTACACCGTGGTAGAACAAATCACACTTAGACAATATTCCGTCAGCTTTAACAATTGTTACTTTGTTATTACTATTTGGACACCAATACTTGTATTTAATCTGCATTGGTCCAACACATTTATATTTGTTAGGTTTACTCTGTTCAGTCATTCTAGACTCTTCCCAAGCTGTTCCTAGAACAAGAGGAATGTCTAACTCACTATTTTTTGCTTCTTCAATTAAAAGAGAACAAACAGCTAAGTTTTCTTCTTTAGGAATATTGTTCGATAAAGTATTATAAACCTCTTCACAAAAACTATATTGAATAGCTAAAGTTAAGATTAGTTTAATCAAAATATTTCTGAACGTCTCCTGATCTATGTGTTTCTACAGTATCATCTTCAAATCTAATTTTGTAATAGACTTTAGCTTCAGTTGTTCCGCCTACTGTTAGTTGGTTATTTCCTTTAGCAATAATTTCTTCTACAATACCAATTTTGTTTATTCTTTGCCAGTGATAAACTTTGTCGCCTCTTTTAATCATTTAAGATCCTTTCTTGTTGTGCTTTATAATAATTTATAAAAAAATTATTTACACTTTTTTTATTTAACTGGAGGATAAAAGCCTACATCTTGACTAGTTTCATTTAACTTATATCTTTCAACATTACACTCTGACAAGCAGTCATTAAACAAAGTTACAATGTCTTTGTTTAAACTAGCATTTTTTTTAAGTGATTCAAGCTTAGAAATAAATAGCGCGCATGCTCTAGCAAATCCTGCAATTTCCATCATAGGATAGGCTTCTTCGATCTCTTTACCTCCACGTGATGTCATTATCTCTTGATAGGCTTCAGCAGCTTTTTGAAATACACCTAAACCTAACGCATCAACAGCCACATCTTTTGCCATTTTCCCTGCAGCTTGATGTATACCCGTAAATTGGTTTGGGTCGTTTGACTCATTCAACAAGTTCATAAACTGTCTTGTAATATCTCTGTCTGATACTTTCATTTAAATACTCCACATTTAACTAATGATTGGACAACGTCCATTATACTTTTTAAGGATGATTCTACACAAGAAGAACCAGTCACATCCATAAGCGGTCTTAAGTAAATATCAATATCATCAGGATTAGACATTAAATGTTGAGAGCAGCTGTCATAAGAATCTTTACAAGGAACTGTCTGGTGTGATTGGTTTCTTAATTGATTATAATGTTCTAACGACTCTGGGTGAGCTGCATGATATTGTATATGATCTACATATTCTTGAGGTGTAACAATACCATCGTCGTCTAAGTCAAAATGGTGATGTAGTTCTTCAGGAGAAATATTGCCATTCATATCAAATTCCATGTCATGATGTGCTTCACCATGGTTCATAGAGTCTAAGCTATAGTCAGAACTATCGCTGCTTTCTTCAGGAGGGCATTGACATATTTCACAGCCACAGCAGTCACAAAGTGCATCACATCTACACGGACTATATCCACAACCTGAGCATGTTCCTGATGACATGTCTAAAAATTCTCTAATAAGTTTTCTTTCGTTCATGTTTAAAACCTTTCAATATGATTCTAAATATAACTCTTCTATCTTATTTTTTTGCATTAAATCATGTGCTTGCTTTCTGCTCATGCCTTTTTCTATCTCTTGCGTCATTTTTCTTTGAGAGTCAATTAAACTAAACATTTCTGAACAGTGACTTTCTGCATTTTGAATTTCTAACGTCATGTTTTTTACTATATACTCTAGCCTTTTTAGTGTAAAGCAAGCAATGTGTGCTGAATCTTTAAATATAATTCTTTCTGAAGAAGAATGTGAAATATCTCTTTCAAATAGTGTTGCACAATTTTCAACTGCAGTATGGAAATAAGATTTAAATAGCCTTGTTAAACCACAAATGTTCTCTGTAAGAATTGGATTTTTCTTGTGTGGCATTGCGCTTGACCCTTTTTGCTTATTTGTAAAAGGTTCAGACATTTCATTTATGCCATCTATGCTATACATTCTAATATCGTAAGCAATCTTTTCTACAGCAAGAATAGTTTGCAGAATGCCATAAAAATAGTCAAGGTAATGTTGCCTAGGAATTATCTGGGAAGATGTTACTGGGTTTAATCCTAAACTCCTCAAGGCGTTATTTTCGCATTGAACAGAGTTAAAGTTGTAGTTTCCTGTTGCACCACTTAGTTTTCCTAAACTAATTTTACTTTTAGCTTCTACTATAGAGTCGTAACCTTTTCTTAATAGGTCTAGCCATCTATATATAACGTCATAATAGGTTTGAATTTCTGCAGCTTTACCGTGCGTTCTCGCAAGAATTTTACTTTTAGCTTCTTTAGACTTTAAGAGTTTTGTCATATGATATATGACTCCGCTAATATGATCAAGAACAACCTGGAGACTTTCTTTACACATTAAAGACAGGGATGTGTCAAGAATATCTGACGACGTTAATCCGTAATGAATCCATCTACCGCTTTTGTCAGGTATAG